GTGCGTCTCATCGTAGTGCGTCTTATAAGAAATCATCAACAAGAAAATCAAGTAAAAAATCACGCAAAACACGTAAAAGAAAACTCAAAAATTGATGATTGAAATACACCCGTACAAAGACACGCCATGGCACTGGAGTATAAAGTTCCTCGTATTCTTTGGGAGAATTTGGAATCAGTTCTCCTTGCTCAGTCAAAACGCTACATTGCGGAGTTGGCCAAACGCCTCCATGTATCGGAAAAAGAGCTCATTAAGAAAGTATTGCCCACATCAGATTCCTTAAAAGTCATCATTCAAGATGCGTCCAATGAATCAAATCAATGTGGTGCCTACATTCAACAAGATCATATGACGGTGTTTTGTCGAAAGCCGGTTGCCTATCAGTCCGAATTCTGTGCGGTTCATCGACAACATCGAACGATGGTTATGGATGGAACTCAGCCCACTGTTATTCAAAAAGTTAAAGATCAGGCACATCTTCCCCCCATGTGGCAAGTAGAAAATCAATTGATTGATTCACATGGTAATATGTTAGGAAAAATAAATGTAGATGAACAAAAAATAAAATTGTTTATTATCGATGAGGCCTAAACCAATACGGTGAAGGAATACGTAAATGGAGCCGCAGGATCCTAATAATCAAGAACAACCAAATTCTCCACCACCGGTTTCGCGCCTTTTTGGTGTCGTTCACCCACCAATCACATCACCCCTTGCGATGCCTCTTTTTACTTTTTTCCAGATTTATCAACAACGTATCCTTGACTCTGATGCATTAGAGGAAATACCTATAGAAAATACAACGTATCATGGTTATGATGATTCCTATATGATTGAAGAAAGAAGTCCAAAAAGACAACGTACCACAAAAGGGTATGTTCCAATTGTAAACGTCACAGATCAATATAATAAATTATTATTGAATTCAGGCATGATGTTATATTTTAATGAAGATGATGGACTATATCTTCTTATTCCCTATTGGTTTGAATCCAATATGTTTGTGCGAAAGATTGTATCGCGCGCCTTACGTTCCGTTAGACATGGCTTGAAATATTTAAACAAAGTGATGAAAGAAGAAGAAGGATATGATAATAATGGAGAAATGATTTATTATCATTTACGAGATCAAGTATTTGAGTCATATTTGGCGGAGCGTCGACTTCGAAATGCTATGCGAAAAGTATTGATGCGATGGAGAATCTATAAAATGGATCAGCGTCACGAAGAAGAAATCGATCCAATCACACAATTTGCACCCGAAAAGAGGGTAGTACTCTATGATTGGAGTATGAAAAAGAAATGTATTTTTGATGCTAAAAGTTTGGCAACCCATGTAGAGACTGCACTATTATATCATGAATCGGGTTTTGCATTGCCGAAGTATCCTCGTAATCCATGGACCAATATAGATTTTACCTATCGACAACTCTTCTCGATCTATCTACAATTGAAAGAGCATGGCGAACTTCGATGGGGATTAGCTACGTTACGTGATCACAATTTTGAGCTGGATACCTGGCGTCGATATTATCATTCGGCAATCACAATGAAGGCCATTCAGAACAGTCTGATTCATCTTGATTGCACGAGTGCCAGGGAGTTATTAGAAGATTTCATTATTATGAAATTAGAAGAATTATCACCCGTTAACGATTTTATACGTCAGTGCTATCGCAAGGCGATTCTTCATATTCCACACCATTGGTATTTACAGCGATGGACCAATATTGCATTTCAGCACTTTGAAGCACAACATTTTGGAATCAATCAAAACCCATTAATCAACGAACAGCGTGAATATTTAATTCGACAACAACATATCTTTTTTAAAGAACTAGAGCAAAAAGGATTACTTCCGCTTGCATAAAATTGAAGAATATTAGGTTTATTCTAAACGTAGAATGGGTAATTGTGTGTGTTTTCATGTAGAAGATGAGGTATCGGTTCCTATGCCACAGTATCCCAATGTGGATCTTATCACAGATGAAGCCATTTATGCCTTATCAACTGATAAAAATACTCCCTTTGTTTCATATGTAAATATCCGAAAGAAAGTGAAAGTGTTGCGTGTAATTGATGGCGATACGGTGGATATTGCCATGGTGAACGATTTAACCAAACAAATTTTCAAGTATCGTATTCGATTGTATGGCATTGATACACCAGAGAAGAAACCACTAAAAAGCAATCCCGATCGTGAGCAAGAAATGGCAGCGGCTAAAAAGTCCAGACAGGCGATGAACGATAAGATGGAAGAGAATAACAATTTGGTGACGATTTTGCTTTCAAAACCAGATAAGTATGGGCGACTGTTGGGTACATTCTATGGAAAGACAGGAGAGAACATTAATGAATGGATGGTGAAACAAGGGTATGCGACGGAATATTTTGGAAAGACCAAGAAATCGTTTGCGGAGACTCAATCAAAAGATGATTCTATGGAGCTAGAAGAGGTCAGTCTGGACGAATAATCGAACGTATAAGAAATGAGTCAAAGCGCAGTGGCCGTCTTTCGGACCGAGTTAATTGATGGAGAAGTTGTTGCAACAAATGAATCGCGCGGCGTACATCTTGTGGCGACGTTTACGAAGTTACCGCCAGGCCCACATGGATTCCATATTCACAAGGCGGGTGATTTACGAGGGGAAGGGTGTATAGGACTATGCGAACATTATGATATGGGTCATCACGTTCATGGAGGCAGTCCAACATCAAAGGGACAGCGTCATACGGGAGATTTAGGAAACATTGAATTAAAAGGAAAAAAAGTAAGAAAATCCTATGATTTACAGGGGGTGTCCGTGCAGGATTTGTGGGGACGTTCGATCATTGTTCATGAGGACGAAGATGATTTAGGAAAGGGACCGTTTGAAGATAGTTTGGTAACGGGTCATTCAGGTAAACGTATGGGGTGCGCTATTTTTGGTAGAGCACGCTGTAGCCCAAAGTATAATAAGACAAGGAAGCGTCATTGATGGGACGATATACACATAGGTCTTCGATGGACCGGTCGTAGCATCTCCTCCAAAATAGTAGAAGATGCACTGTATGTAATGGAAAGAGGATCGATATGACCCGTATTATAGGTAAGTATTGCACCCCAGGCTAGCCGAGCAGTATGAAATGGCCGCGCCCATTTGGACAATTGAAATGTCTCGGTTGGAAGGACACCATCTCCGTGCGATTTCTGTTTTTCAGTTTTGGTCCATTCGTCTGGAATATCATCGATCAAATATCGATCGTAGAATGCTTCTCTCGCATCATCAGAACTCCATGACCCATTTATTTGATATTCCTCTAGTGCCTCTTCCCAAAAGGGACACCCGATGAATCCCTTTTCAATATCACCCAGATAGGAGACGGTAGATTCGGACCATTTCATTCGTCCGCGCAGACACCGTCCATAGAGGCATGTAGTAGGAATACAATATCGCCGATGTGACATTCGTCCCATTTCAGCATCCCATTCTCGAAGGGCAGTATGAAGACTTGTATCCATATTAGAAGGGAGTGGACTCCAGCTTTTTTCTTGTTGATCATCGTTCAAGCACACCGATAAGACAGCAAGACATCTCGTAATGATATGATATTCATCGGAAGAATAGCCGAGTAATGATGAATAATTCTCTAATACATCAAACAAGCGCATATATCGTTCTGCGTAACAGGGGCATATGTATTTGACATACCATCGAAGAAGTTCCCATACGCGCGTATCCTCCAAATGTCTCGATATCCACCATGCACTATAGGCTTTTCCCTGGAACATCGCACGGACCATAAATACCTCATTTGCATCAGTGGAAGGAAGATAAGGGGGAGTCTTGGGTGTTACGCGGTCGGGTGACGCGCCTTGTGCATGAAGTGCAAGAATATACCATAACGAATGATCGCATCGTTGAAATGGAATCCAACTTAGCTGATAGGACGCTAGAAGAATATCATCTTCTGTTACTTCTTCTGATACTAGCCGTTCTGCCGTGAACAACCAAGAAAGCGAGAATGGACCTTTATACCAGAGCCACGATTCGAATAAGGTAGAGATGGCTTCTGATGCACAACCGCTACGAAGTAGCTCGTAACACCAGAAGATTGTCTCTCGTCGATCATTTCGTGTCGAAGAATACTGAAGCGCGACATGTACCTCGTCTAATGCATAGAAATGACGTGATAGTGAACTCATATCTGTCGGCTACAATAGCTAGCTATCTTTCCATGCATCAATTTTATCTCCGCATCATCAGATGAATCTGAAAATGGAAGCCGATTTACAAACCGGTGATATTCTATTGTTTCGAGGAACTGGCTGGATTTCATGGTTGGTGGAGTGGGTCGGCGTAAGTAAATACAGCCATGTAGGCATTGTGGTCAAGAATCCCAAATTTTTGAATCCTACGCTGGAAGATGGCACATATATATTAGAATCTTCCTGGAATAATACACCTGATGCAGAAGACCATCAGATAAAAGTTGGGGTTCAGTTACATTTATTGGAAGATGTTCTTAAGGAATATCCAAAAGGCTCTGTTCTTGTTCGAAAGGTAATGTGTGAGAGAAATGATATCTTTTATGAAACACTTGCCAGTCTTCATAAGAAAATTCATAATAAACCATATGATATGAATCCGTGGGACTGGTTATGTGCCAAATATAATATGCTCTGTCCGCTTCCATCCGATCCGGCATACAAAACGACAAAACAATTTTGGTGTTCAGCGCTGGTCTCTTACCTGTTTTGTGAGTTAGGAATCATTGATCAGAAAGTAAATTGGTCATTGGTATCACCTCGAGAGTTTAGTTCCGATGAGGCGAGATGGGTACGGTTTCTTTGTCCAATCGAGAAGGAAAAATTGCTATATTGATGAGTGCGACGAATCTCTTATTTTAAGAAACGAACAAAGTAGAGATGGCTCAATCCGATATAGCAAATGAAATTTTACCAGGATTGTGGCTTGGAAATGTGAAAGCGTCTATGGATGAAAATTTCATTCGACGAAATAATATTCAAGTAGTATTTAACTGTACTAAGAATTTACCGTTTTCGCCTATAATTCCTATTAAATACCGAATACCGGTTGATGACAATTTAGAAGAGGACGAAATTAGAAATTTGGAGCTATGGTCTAATGAAATTGCATTTAAAATTATTGCGGAATACAGAAATGGTCATCACATTTTGATCCACTGTATGGCAGGAATGCAACGATCTGCCGCATCTCTGGCGATGATGATGATCGCTCATTTACAACTTCGTGCACCGGCCGTGATGCAGATGATTCGAGCGAAACGCCCGATTGCATTTTATCCAAACGCCAATTTTGGCCGATCGATCCAGACATTTGATCAACGATTTCATACTGAGATTCTTCCTGCAATGAAAAAATTATCAAGCCATTATAAATCGGAATAATGGAATCACTGGGACTTCCTGCTCTTCCCCCTCCGCCATCTTCTATCTCCAATATAATATGCTGTAACATATATCGTGATCGAGATGAATTAGAACGGGTATTACAAGGTCTTGATCTCACCCATGTACAAAAACAAATTATTCTTTCTCGTTACATTCACATTTTGGAGCATCTTCATAAACGGGTTCGCATCTATTCACGCGTCTTTTATATCGGTCACACGATTATTACTGTTGGTTCGTTATTTGTTCCTGCCTTATTATCGATTCAAAATTCCAGTAATTTGGGAGGGACCAACTTTTCTGTTAATATCTATTGGGCCACGTTTATTATTTCATTATTGGTAACAACCTTTAATGGGATTCTAACCTTATTTAAAATCGATAAGAAGTATTATTTTTTGAATACGACGTTGGAACGATTACGAACAGAGGGGTGGCAATATATGGGTCTAACCGGCCGATATTCGGGTCATTTGATTGGTCATCAGCAGCCCACCCATCAGAATCAGTTTGTCTACTTCACACATCAGATTGAAAAGATCAAAATGAAGCAGATTGAAGAAGAATATTATAAATCTGATGAGAAAACGACACAACAGCCGCAGGCTACGAATACAGCTGCAACTACCACCCCCCACGATTTATATCCTCCTTCGCCAGATCAACCCCTTAGTTCAATGGCCCAACATGTTCCTGAACCCGTGAAAGAGGCAGTAAATTCGTTGATTCGTTCTCATGTTACGGCTCCACATCAGACCAATATTACCATTATTCCAGATACGCAAAAGGTTCCCACCTATTCGTCCAAAGTTAATTTATAACAATCGAATAGAATGGTTAGACGAACCATAAAAGGGAAAAATAAGATCCCTCAATGTCAATGTGATCCAAATTGTACGCTTGTACCCCTAGAGGGTTCTGCATTTTGTAAAAAACACCAGAAATGCACTACCATTTCACCACTATCGGGATATGAACCCTATTACGATCCAGACATATGGAATCTTCGAAAAGGGGTCAAAGAAGCGCATAATTGCTTTGCATATGCGTATCGTTTCTTTGATATGCCTAAGACTCCTAAATGCACGAACGAGTCATGTCCCATTGCATTTCCTCAACCCGGCCGAGCGAGCGGGTATCCCAAATGGTCAAAAGTAAAGGGAAAGCGATGCCCTGATATTATTGCACGTGCATTAGGCGATGTTCCTGGAAGTAAACGCGTACGATTTACACAGCGCTGTCCGAAGAAAATGCGCAAGGTGGCATTTATTGCTGACCCAAAAGAGGATTATCATGTGTTAAGTGAGGACAGTACAGGGCGATGGTCGCACAAGCCTGGTTCAACGGATGTAACGGATCTGGACGCGAACAAACGACCCATTTATAATCCTGCGTTGGCCAATTTTTATTATCCCGATTCAGGACTGGATTATAAAAATTTTTGTGGATACCTTTGTATTCCTGCCACCAAAAAACACAAATTGCGCCGTTCGGGGGGTAAACGTAACACGCGCCGTCATTTGCGTAATAAATAATGAGCATAGGAAAACATTTGTCGCATGGCGATTTTAATCATTGGATCAAACTCTTCATATACGCTATCTAGCCATTCACAAATGTGATGTTGTTTTTTCAAGGCAGCGTGCAAATATACTTTTTGAAAGATATAGTCCCAGGCTAATTCTCTCTCAAAATCGGTATGTTCACTATATTCTTCCCATAAGATTTGTAAGACTGAGAGATCTCCTGATTCAATGACGGGCTTTACTTCCCGGATTAATTCATCTTCAATACTCATAAAATTGAATCTACTATATCATATGATATGTAACTATCACTTCCATATCACATCAATGTTTCAAAGATTATTCTCTTCTACGTGTCGTAGCTGCTACTATGAACATCCGTATCTATCGATTTTAGCAGGTATCTCCTATATTACACTCTTATCCGTTACTCATCATAATTCTCAACAGCAATATAACCGTGCCATCAAGACCGAGTTGCTAGAGATAAAAAAAGAATTAGAGAAATATAAAATGGTATCAGCCCGAACCGACACGTTGTAACCACTCTTGCCCATATTGTTCAATGATGAAATGACGAGGATTCAATTGATGAAGAGCCTGGACACAATCGATTCGTTCGGCAGGACTAACCGCGCACATCTTTCGTAAAATGGGAAACAGACGGGCCTTCTCCGTCTCGATCGAAAACGTAGGCCAAATGGATAATTTCAAAATAAAATCTACCAGATTCACACCAATCGACCAACTATCAATCATTCTCCAATAGTATTTGAACCATAAAACCTGGTCACCATTTTTTACTGATTTACTATCGTGATAAAACCGATATAAGCTATCTTTCATACTCTGCGGACTCGTGCCGAGAAGCGTTTGTATTTTTTTAAGAATAGGTTTATCAAATAAAATAGCGTCCATGACATGTTGTCCATCACGACCATTGGAGATGGCATTAACTAAGGTAGAATCTGGAGGTTCTTGACCGAGATAGATGCTGTGCTTATGAGACAGATCATCGTTTATAAGAGTGTTAAGTTCCTCTTTTACGAGAATGGATAAATTAAAGTCAATGATACGGGGAACATTATGCGAATCTACTAAGATATTTCCTTGATGGAGATCGCGATGAACTACTCCATATAGAATCATTAAGGCACCCGCTTCCAGCAAATGCGATGCGAATTTCATAATAGAAAAAGAGGGAAGTTTAATACGAATGGAGTGAAGAGGTGAACCATGATATGTCATTCCTAAAATTCTAAAATCGGATAAGGGTTCATTTTCGACGATATCGCACTCTTTGAAATCGATATTGGTTTGTTTCTTTGCGGGTTCGCATATGGATTCCGATACTGCAAAATACTGACTCCAAAGAGGGATTCGTCGAATCAGTTTTGAAATATTAAATTCAATCTCTGCATCATCTTTTTGAATTAACTTACTTATAGGGGGATGGAGCGGATCTTCCGATTTCACAGGCTGATCTTTCTTATATTTACAGTGTAATGAGGAAGTAAAGACGCAACTATACATTCCTTGTTCCTGTGCTAAATCACCACCCGTTTGCATGGCTCCTAGCATGTTCAAAGAAACGATTTTGGTGTTTTTTATTCTCTGCTTTTACCTAACAGTACGATAGTATGTATGGGGGATATCTCACCATAGGGCTACTTCTTCTCATTGCAGTCGTAGCCATTGAACTATGGAATCCAGACCTCATCAACGAAGGATTTACCAATTTGGTATCCGTCGGAGAGAGTGCCTTCTGGTCTCGATGGATGCCGCGACGAGGAGATGTCGGTATCAATCCTACGGAAGAACAAATTGGATATGTGCGTGATCTTCGATATCTAGCCACTTATACTGATGTTCAACGATTAGGACAAGATCATGATTTTTGTAGAATGGTCGTGCCTAAGGCGGGAAAGGAAGATGATATGTTCTATGCATGTGCACTGGGAGGAACGGAAGGTCTTTCCACGGTTCAATATAAGACGCCGTCTGTAAAAGAAGGATTCGAAATCAGTCGCGATGATTATATGAACGATGTATTAAAACAAGGGCGCAACGGATATTGCCGAATTCTAAAGACCAGTACGGATACATTTGAAGCCAAATGCAATCCTGCGGGGGATTATTCCTTTTCAACCACCATGGTTACGGACGGAAATCCACCCGACGATATTCGGATTCTGTTATCATTTTATGAAGGCATTGTCTTCTGGCTGCGGTTCCGTGATGATTTATTGGATTATGCCAAGAATCTCATAATTACGACCGCTGGGAATATTGAGATCGATCCAGTTCCAAAACCAACGACGAACGGGCTCGATTTTAATGGAACGGATCAGTTCTTGCGTATTGGCGATGGAACGAATTTGGATTTTGGAAATGTGGTTCAGCTTCGGTACGTACGCGCTTTCTCGTTTTGGGCCTATTTTGATGAATTCACTAATAATGCCAAGATCTTTGATTTTGGGAATGGGGCAGGCATCGATAATGTATTTTGTGGAATCATTGGACGAGGTAATGCCGGAACGCAGCAAAAAGAGGTAGGGACACCGAGTTGTACAGATGAATCTCAAAAGACAGTTCCTGATGCACCGTCAGGAGCACAATGTACCTATGAACAGAGTCCTCAAACGGCAATGTTAACATCGAGTGCTAATATCAATCGATATGATTGTCCTGATCCTACGTTGGTAGGGCGTATTATACCACCCCTTCAATCCAAACATACGGTATCAGGAGATGCCAGTACAGCCGATTTACTGTATGAAATATGGGACAATAAACAGCGAAAGGTTCACATTCAAGTAAAGAACGTATTTCCTTTACGTAAATGGGTGCATATTACAATTACAGCAGAGGGTGGCGATCCGTGGAGACCAGCACTCAAAATTTACAAGAATGGTGAAGTGGTTCATACCGAATCCTCTGCCTTTTTGCCTCAAAACAATCATACACGAAACAATTACATTGGCAAATCGAACTGGTTCAGTGCCACAAGCCCGTATGATAATGCGGACCAGTTGTTTAAGGGTAAAATGTTCGATTTGAGAGCCTATCGTACTTCTATGAATAAGAAGAAGATAGATGATACCATTGCATGGGGTAAGAAGATACTGGAGCAAGCATAAAGCGTTACATCATTTTCTTACGTTTCTCTTCAATTTGTTGAACCTGATAGAGATCCATACGAATGGACGCTCGTATGATATCGAGAGTATTCCATAAGAGTAAAAAAAGGTCGTACTCGTCGGCGATCTTCCAATGCGGCAGAGTCCATGCACTATAATACATGGTTTCGCTAATTAAACTTGTAATCATTTCTCGTGTCGTTTGATTCGATTTGTAACTCAGGATTCTCCGTTCGCATAAATATAGTTTGTAATCTGTACGATTCACATATTCACCTACTTCATTACGATAAGAGTAGGGCGGTGTCCATTCTTTGTGAGGTAGTTCATGAATCGATAGAGAAGATAGTACATTCTGCATTCGCTTTTTTAATTCTCTTCTCCATTCCTCTTCTGCTTCCTCGCATAAGAAACAACATAACCAGTCATCACAGCCTTTATCTTTATGAATGGCGCGAATCTCTGGAATGTCGCAATGAGAAATATCACGAATGGCACTAAGTTTCATAACTTCTTCTTGAAAGCGTGCGGTTTGAATAAGACACTCGTCTTTGCTGCGTGGATGAAGCCGTTTTTTAGGAAAACGTTCCATTCGATCCTGCGCCCATTCCGTAAGATGATTGGTCCACCATCGATGCATGATTTCATCTCGATGTCGTTCTATATATCCCATCATCCATTCTCGTAAGATTGGTTCATGGGTTAATAAAAACAATGCCAGTTCGCGAAATAAGATAGGAATGCGATTTTCTTCGTAATGGTCGTCGCTGTGCGGATCATGGAATCGATGAATATCCGTACAGTATCGTTTCCATTCTTTTATAATATCATGAACCCGTTCGAGGGGTACCATACTGACATAGAAAAGGATATCGTGAACGTCTCTATTTCCGCAGAACTACTTCCGCGTGGCCTCTTCCCACTCCTTTATTTTTTGAATTCCACGCTTGATCCACTTTTCAACATTGGGCACGCTATGGGTCTGGTCCATGTATACCCCTGTCACCACCCCCAAGAGAAACGAGCCCATTTTTACCATTGTACCAAGACAGCATATTATTTCTTTAGATTAACCCATACAGATCTCCCGTATTCTTTCTGCCCCATTTCTTGAGTTGCTCCATGATTTGTTCTTGTACATCGGTTGTTGAACCCTTTGCTAATAACATGACCCACGATTTTATTTGTGCAACATGACACGTGTGTTGAAGTTCACCATCTACCGCCAGTTCCTGTTGGAATTCAATAAGGCAGCTATCGCGAGGAAGTGCCCATAATTTTGACCAACGAGCATGTGACTTTTTTCCACCCAGAACGATGCAAAGTGATGCACCAACAATGGACAGATACTCGCCTGGATTCTTTTCAGAGACGATTTGAACGGTCCATGTAGGATTCATACTTTTCAGCCACGGTGTGATGAATTCGTATACAAATCGCGTGGTAATCACCGAATCTGTAACGACTGCACAAATGGGCCCCACAGGTGTTGGTTTCCATGAGGGAAGACGTTCTTGCAGGGCCTGAATATCCTCACTTCCTAGCTCGCAAGAAAGAGGGCCAGGTAGAAATCCAATCACTT